CCGCCACGCGAAATCGGAGCGGCCAAAAACGCTTTCTCCTTCTGTGAGAGCAAGGCGGAGGAGGTGGCGCTGAAACTTCAAAACCTTGATTGGGAGTGCGAGCGGGAGGATTCGTAACTGAATGTGGTTATGGTCAGTGGATAGCTAAAGGAACCGGGCTTGCGCCCGGTGAACCGGAAACTGTGAAATTACGCATCCATCCGGCTTCTTTCATGCGTCTTGCGATTGTCTCACAGCACTCACGTCTACTTCCATGCACACGTCAGGGCTGAGCCCGGATGTAGGTTTCGCCTACATTTACCTTATACCTGAGGATTAGTGATTATATCCAGCAGCTCAGGGGGCGGGTTGCAGCGCGGGTACTGCGCGTGATAAAGAGCGTCGAGTACGCGCCAGATTTGTTTGGGGTTCGGACTGTACTTGAGAATACCGCGTGGGTTGGCCCACATCCTTTCGTAGAAAACGCCTTTGCCTGTGGCGACGTTGCGCCCGAGAACCCCGACTCTTTTCTCATGAACGAGCGCCTCGATAAGCGAGGTTGAGTTGATGCCGATGACAAAATCAGCGAGAGCCGTGAGATCGTTTATCGAGACCTCGCCCTTCACAACCTTTACGCCTGAAAAGCTGACAGCTTCAAAGCAGTGAACTGTCGGATCCATAGGGTGGAGTTTTACGACGATAGGGAACTCGGGGAAATGCTTTCTCACAAACGCAACAAGCGAGGGCATGGACTTAAAATACGGGCTATCGTAGACGATCGAGGTATCCCGCTCGAGCTGCATCGGAACGAGAATGAAACCACGAGGAAGATCAAGACCCACGTCCCCTGGCCGATATACCTCGGTGAGCTTTGCCCGCGTTACGTTCACGCGGCCCTCCGAGCCCACGAGATGCTCCCACTCGCCCGCAAGCGAGCTTCGGCCGCCAGTGCCGAGCGGGTCGATGTAGTTGAATTCCCGCTGGGGAAGCCAGCCGTGCTCCATATATAAAGTTTTCCAACGCTTTTCAATGAAGCGCGCAGCAGCATGGATGGCCCGATGGTAGCCGTTAAATATGACAACCCGGTCAGGGTCAAAGGATTCGAGGGGGCCGTGGTCGAAGAGAGCCCAGCTGCAACTTCCAAACTGCACTCGATGATCGGACGGAGGGACAGGACCGCTATAGACTGCCATAACCTCGTGTCCTGCATCGACAAGGAGGCGAGCAACGGGAGCAAGCGAGTATTCATAGCCTGGTTTGTCCGTGTCTATCAGTGCGACCTTCATTGGCTACTCCAACCATTTGGCCCGAACGCGAGCTGCGATCTCCCGGTTCAGTTCGTTGAGCGCCGTCATGTGCTCAACGCCAGCCTTTGAAATCGCCTCATGATTCTCCATTATACATCGGAGCGAGACGGCAATCTCATGAGGGTCCTCGAAATGGGGGTTTCGGCAAAGCTGCAAAATCTCTGGAGCTTCCTTAAGAACCGGGGTGATAGGAGTTGTCAGAATCGGAACGCCCATGAGAAGGCTCTCGGCCGTCAGGTAGCTGTAAACCTCGGAAAGACTCATACAAAGATTGATTTTCATGCTCCCGACCAGCCGGTAGTAGGCCTCATCGTTCGCAAGGCGGCTGTGACGCTTGGGGGTTATGGAAAGCGATTCAAGGGATTGCGGGTGCTGGATGGCCTGAATGTGGACCTCCGCACCGGCCATGTCCGCCCCTATGATCTGCGCGTCCATGTTCTTCCAGGGCTGCCCGGATCCAAAAACGCCGACGTGAAATCCGTCGAGTTTGGGCTGAAGACCGAGTCTAGCCGTCACAACGTTAGGCAGGAAGTCGGCCTCTATTCCGTAATGAGACCAGGTCTTTGCAAGCCCCTCGTGAGGAGTCGCCACAAAATCAAAGTGGCCAGCCTGGGCTGCTTTGAGGCCATGAAACATCCACTCACGATTGATATGATTGAACTCGTTCAGGATGTAGGAAGCGTGCCAGGTCAGCACCGTCTTGCAGCCCTCCGCCTTGGCCGCCTGCAGAACATTTTCCCAGGCCATCTGATAGCAGCCGAAAACCACGACCCGCGGCCTCAGACTGCGAATGGTTCGGACTGCATCCTGCGGCGTGGAATAGTGGGTGCAGACCCCATCGAGAGCGCGCCTGACGCCCCACCAGTCCTGTGTTGTAACGCCAAGGATGGCCTCGGTGAGGGGCGCTTTCACTGCGCGCCCGGTCCTGGGCGGAGCCTCGCTTCGCTTGATACGGCCAAGCGTCAAATCCACCCAAAGCTCTTCGTAAGAGCGGGCCATTTTTTCGGCTGAAAGATCGAGGGTGAGCGGCTCAAGTTTTTTACCTTCCTCGCCCCAAAGCCTCGGTAGATAGGCCCGCATGCCTTCGTCGTTTTTGGCAATGAAGGCGTGCTTTTCGTTTTCAATGTAGTGGCACACGCCGCCGCAGTCGAAGACGAGCGTCGGCAGGCCGCACGCCAGAGCCTCTGCAATGGAAAGACCGAAGCCCTCTGAGGGCGAGTAGCTTACAAAGAAATCCCAGTCGTGGTAGTAGCGGACAGTTTCAGGCGTATAGTCACGGACCTTGATATTGGTGATACCGTCGTCCTTCAGTTTTTTCCGAAAACCTCCATAGTCCACCCCGACGAGCTCGAACTCCGCCGGCTGGCCGATGAAAAGGTTGATAAGCTCGGGAATTCCCTTTCCCCATCCGGCCTCGAGACGGCCCGTAAACCCGCCCTTGGGAATCGCTCGCCTGGCTTTTGGCGGCGAAGGCCTGAAGATGTCGGTGTCGACTCCGTTTGGGATCACCCTTGTTTTAACGGCTGGCATCTTGCTTTTGAAGTATGTCTCGGCGTCGGGTGAAACACAGACGACGATGTCTGTCAGGTCCTTCCCGTAGCTTGTGCTGTCGCCACCAAAGCCCATCCGATTGTGGACTATCTCGCAGGTGCGAGGCCGGTGGCGTGCTTTCTTCAGAGCTGCATACATGGTGTGCGAATGGTAGAAGTGAATCACATCAGGTCGGACCTGGTCGATGGTCTTTGCGAGATTCATGGGCGAGTAAACACGGTAGGCCTTGACCCTTGGCAAGCCTTTGACGAAGGCCTCGACCTCGGGGTACTCGTAGGTGACGATCGGGTGCACGCCAGGCGAGAGATATTTCACGAGGTATTGGATCTGAGTCTCTGCGCCACCGACAGCCGGGAAGGGAATGTGAAAAAGAATCTTCATGGCTTTCTATCATCCTTTTTAGCCGAGAGGGAGTCGCGCAGAAGGTAGGCCTCGCTTAGCGCATCCTCAACAAGATCGTAGTCGGGGTCAAGGACGGCCCCGAACAGCCTTTCGGTGGACTCGGGCTTTTGCAGCAAAAGGCGGAGCCTTACAAGCTCCTGGTCCACCTGCTCCTGAGCAACGCCCATCAGGACCAGCTTTTCCTTTGACGTTTCCGCCTCCGCCGCCTCGATAAGAGCGCGGAAGGCTTTTGCCAGATGGTAGGGCATTCTGAGAAGCTCTATGGCAGGTTCGGGATTGAAACGGAACTTTTCCATCGTGTCTCCTATCGCCGGTAGTCGGCGAGCAGTCGCCGGTACATGCGTTCGTAGTGTCCAACGAGAATGCCTGGATTCCAGTAGCGCTCCATCCACTCTCTTGAGAAGTGACCCGCCTCGACCCAGTCGCGTTGCTTAAGGAGCTGCCGGAAGCGGCTGTCGAAGTTCACCTCTGTGGCCTTTAGCCAGGGCAGTCTTTCGCAGCCAGTGAGGTCTTTCACCACCTTTTCCGTCGCAAGGTCAATGTTTGCAAATGTGGCGACGCCGAGAGAAAGGTATTCGAGCGAGGAAAGGTGGTAGCTCCCCGTGACAACCTCATCGATCCCGATGTGGGCCAGTCTTTTCTTTTCCATAACCTCCTTATGAGGGGCGGAGACTATGAGCTGAAACTGAATGTCGCCGGCCAGCTTTAGCCGCTTTAAAACGGGAGCAACTATGTCATAACCCTTGTCGTTCCACCCTGCGGCGGTGGTGTTGCTTGGGGCAAAGGAGACGATGGGCCGTGGCGTGGCAGCTGTGATCTTTGGTCTTTTGTAGTCCGGGTCCTCAATGTCGACGACGTTCGGCACGATAAAAGAGAGCTCCGGCCACTGGCGAACATGGTATTGAGCAATGATGGCAAGCGGAACGCCCGACTCCGCTTCCGCCGTGAAGTTCTCGCCCTCGTTTCTTGGGCTATGAATTTGAATGACCGAAGGCGTTTTTGGTGGCCGGTGCAGGATGCGCTGAAAGACCTCCTGACGGGCCCACCTGTTGTGGTAATGAATGATGTCGGCCCAATCAAAGATCCACTGCGTAATCTCATGGGCCGGCATGTCCTTGGCCACCAGATCCGCCTCAAATTGCCTGTAGCCAAGTTTCGGGTGGAAAACAAGGTGCCGCGCCTCGAAGCTGTCGCTGTATTTATTAAGAAGCTTTGCGATCCGAATCGGGCTTCCTGAAAGCTGCGTGTCGGATAGGTGGAGCACTTTAATCCTTGGCATAGACCATCTCAAGAAGAGTGGGTTGATAGCGGATCCAGCTGTCCTGCGTGTGGGCGGAGACAAAGCTCACGTAAGCGCCGTCGCGCGTCTGAAACTTCACATAGCCGGCCTTTTCAAGCTGGAAAAGACCAACCCCGGTCAGGTTTCTTGGGATACCGCACTGAGCAAACCCCCAGAGAAGCTCCTCGACGATCCCTTCCTCGACAGCGCCCGCCTTCTCAAAACAATCAAAAAGAGCCCTGAGAACAAGCTGTGCCTCGGCAGGAATCGTCGTAGGAATCGATTGGGCCAGGGCAAAGAAAGGCCGAATGCGCTTGAGCTCCTGGGGTGCAGTCCGGGTTCCCGGTAAAAGCTCCACCTCAAGTTTTTGCGTGCGCTTCACGGGGCTGGCATTTTTTGGCAAGCTGGCAGCCTGTCGGCGGAGCCGCCGCTCGATTTCACTTCGTCTCATCCGAACTCCTTCCGCGTTTCGGCCATCATACAGAGCCGCATCGAAAGAAAAAAGTCCGGCTTTTATTTTGTCAGCCAGGACCCGTGTCGTGGGCAGCCGAGGCCAATCCGTGGTGCCAAAACTCCCCTCCACCCGCAGAAGGGACACGTTGCCAGCGAGGATTTAGGATGCGATCGCGCCGCCCCGTGCACCTCCACAAAGTTCTCTCCAAACACCCGGCCCTTGTGGTCTACACAGGTTTTTCCACAAAAGCATTGTCCACTGTCATCAACGCTGGTTTCGCAACCAATACATTGGTACATGCAATTTTCCTTCATTTGAAGGTTGACAGTTTTTCAAAAAACTGCGTATCTGGACCTTAGGTCAATCCATTGCAGGAGTGTTTATGGATAAGTCAAACGTGATAGATTTTGCGGCTCACAAGCACCGTAAGGATTACCCTCTTTTCGCACCCGAGCTGCGTGAAAAGCTCGAAGACGGCATGAAGGGCTACACCGAAAAGCATTCTGAGGCCGTCATGAACATTGAGCAGGTGATCTGTGCCCATATTGTCTCCGCCGTGAGGGGTTGGGCGTGGGGTCTTGGAGAGCGACTTGGTAATCGTATCGCTGATAAAGTCCTGGGAGAAGACTGACCTTTAGCCTTCGCCCTCTTCTGCCGAAAACCTGCCTCGAAAGCGGTCTTCATTCGTGAAGGCCGCCCCTGAAAAAGAAGTAGCCTAACGCCGGAAAATTGATAAAATATTTGGACTAACCAGCGGCCTGCGGCTATACTTCCTCTAAGACATACACACGCAATTCTGACAAGCTAAAATCCTTCCTCGGGAGGTCTTATGTTTTTCGAGCCGGGCTCATTCGGGGCACGCAAACTATCCATGGATCACTTCCGTGATTGGGCGGCTACCATCGCCGGACAATACCTGAAAGAGGGTATCCTGCCGACCGACGCGCTCTGCAAAACAGCCCAAGCCGAGGATCTGACGCCCGACAGCATCAGTGTGCTGGCGGCCGAGATCAACAAGGAAATCCACCGGCAGAAATTCGCCGCTGTGAAGGATAAATACTTCGCCGCCGACTTTCCGCTGGCCGACGCCGGAACGGCAATAAAATCCCTTCAGGCCGACGGCGGCAGGGAAAAAATTGCCACCGCGATGCCTGAGCCCATCATTAAAAAAGCCGAAGCGGACCCCTTTGAGGCCTTCGGCGTAAAGCCGGAACCTCTCGACAAGACCGCTTCGGTCAAACATGAGATGCGGCATGCTGAACAAAAACTCGCATCGATGGCGCGGATCCTCAGTGATCGTGTCGAGATTCTCGAAAGTCAGATCGAGTCAACGGCGCAGTCCCTTGTGAAAAAAGCCCAGCAGTTTGTGCTCGAAAATGCCAACACGCAGGCCGAGCGCGTTGCCGCCTTCGATCAGCTTAACCGCTTCGTCCAGGCCTCGTCCTTTCACTTCGCAGCTCCGATGATGAAGCAGGCCGCCGCAGCCCTTGGGCATGTAGGGCTTTTGACGAAGTCGCAGGTTGAGGCAATCGGCAGCGAATTCAAGAAAACAGCCGACATGAAAGCACCGGAGTCGCTTATCAGCGAGACACTCCCTGCCCAAATCGTCAACGGCAATCACCCCCTCTATATCAGCCTTAAAACGTTTCACGATCAGCACAACGCGCTGAACCTTTGTTATCGTCAACTGAAGATGACGCAGGACGAGCTGAAGATCATTCGGCAGAAGGTGCGTGCACTGTGAGAAATGACCTCCTTGCACGCCTCGTGCCCGAAGCCCCCGGCATGGTCAAAGAAGCCGTTATCGGCGCTATCGGCAGACTCGGTCTTCAGGGAATGACACGAGCCGGCAAGGTGCTCGTCAAAAACCCCATGACCACGGCAACGGCCGCATTTGCCGGCATGGATCTGGGTGGCTCGATGAAAAAGATGAATGATCTGACGAGTGGCGCGCGGAACATGATGAACAGCAAAATGACAGCACCTGCCAATATGTGAGGTTTTCCATGCAGTACGCCTGGCTTGAGAAAATGGCTTCCGAGGGTCACATCCGTCCAGAGGCCAAGGCCAAGATCTACGACGATTGCAGCAAGCTTCTGAAGCTCGCCGCCAAAAATGACCCAAAGCAGGACCCGGTTGCCGAGAAGGTGAAAAAAGTCCTGAACTATACCGTGGGCTTTGGCAGTAACCTCATGATCAATAGCGCCTGGGAAAAACTCATGGAAGCCCGCGGCATGCGGCAGACTGTCGACAAGATCAGAACCACCAGAGCCGGGCTCCTATCTGATCCGGCTTTTCAGGACTATAAGGAAAAGGCCGACGCCCGCTTTACGGAGCTGGCAAAGGTGGCCCCAACCCTGGCCGCCAACCCCGCCAAGGCCAAAGAGCTTGTAGGCAAATCTCTTCACACCGGCTTTTCCAACGATGACATGAATCATCTGGCGGTGATTCAAGCCGTTTATACAGCCAATGACCCCGAGTACACGTCGAGAATCCACGATCGGCTTACGAAAAAAGCTTCGGCCACGCGCCTTGGCGAAATGTATGCTGACGTTCTTGTCCTCGTGAAAGAGGCGGGTCTTTTGAGCAGTATAACGGGGGGCATCAACCGCGCCGGTGCTGCTGCCGCCGAGGGCGTTGCAAAAACCACGGGGGGCATTCGCCCCAGCACAGCGATGCAGGTTCTAAAAAACGTGGCCCTCGTCAGCTCCATTCCCGTGCTCGCAGGGGTTGGGCAAGGGCTTGTCAGTGAATACGCCGCCTCGCGCGACAGCAAACAGATGGCCGCCAAACTTCGTGAATCCTTCAACGAAGCGCTTCGTCTCTCTGAGAAAAGCGATCTCTCTCATACAAACGGCTTTAGCCTGCGTGATAGATCGGCCGAAGCCATGCGGGTTTTTCAAGCGCTGGCTCACTTCGCGCCTCACGTAGCCATGCAGCCCGATGCAGCTCACGCTTTTATGACCAGGATTGTCTCCTCTGGACTTTCCGTCGATACGCCTGACATCAAGCAGCTCACCGACATTGAAAAGAATATGGCCAACGCCGGAAAGCAGAGCCCCTTCTTCGAGGGCTTTACGAGTGCGGTCAAAGGTGTCGGGCTTGGCGAGGGCATCCGCTCGACAATCAAGGACACGACCGAGCCGCTGCGCGAGAAGACCCGTCAGGCCATATCGCGTGACATCGGTCTCAAACCTTCGCGCAGGAGCTGACCGCCGATGGATAAGCTCCTTCTCTACCCAGGCAAAACCGAAAGAGGTGTGTTCACTCACCTCATCGACTATGAGCGTTCGTATCTGACAAAGACTGCCTCACAAGGCCAGTTCAACCCGACGATCGCCGCCTATATAAACGACGCAAAGCCGATTGCAGGCAAGACCCAGATTCTGCTCACGGCTCTTGGCTCAGGCGAATACTGGGGCGACAATGCCAACGGCGATTTTTTTCCTGAGTCGGAGCTTGCCTATGATGGAACGGAAGACTACGGCTACCGCACTTTCATGAAGTACGCGAAGATCTATAAGCACCACGTAAACAAAAACCCCCATGCGGCCTACGGCGACGTCCCGCTGGCGGTTTTTAATCCCGTCTTTCACCGGGTTGAGCTGATTGTTCTTCTCGACAACGCAAAGGCGCCTGACATTGCTGAGCGGATCGAGCACGGGGATTATCCCGATTGGTCCATGGGAACGCGCATCCCCTACGACGTCTGCTCGATTTGCGGCAACCGCGCCCCCAGCATGAAATACTACTGCCATCACGCAAAGTACATGATGGGTAAAATCGATCCGGAGACAGGCAAAAAGGTCTTCGTTCGCAACTACAAGCCCAAGTTTTTCGACATCTCCTACGTAATGATAGGCGCCGACCGCATCGCAAAGACTTTGAAAAAAGTCGCCCATGCGAAGCCGATCTACTACGGCATCAGCTCTGCGGCACTAGCGGAGAAGGCGGCTGAAGTCGCCAAGAAAGCAACCATGGAAAAGGATGTTCCCGCCAACTCGGAGAACCCGCCATCGAGCCAGACGGCAGGCGAAGCGCTACGCGAGATTGCCCGCTCCATACCCGAGGTCAAAGCAAGAGAAAAGGTCCTGCCCCCGAAGGTGGTCGAGGAGCTTTCCAAAATGCCCCTCAGTCGCTCTCTTTCAACTCTGGCCATGCTCGGCATTCTGCCAAAGCCTCAGGAGTTCCAGCGCCTCTTTCTGATCGCCAAAGGGCTGCGCGCATTGGCGGACGCCCTGGAGGCAAAAGGGCTTTCCTTCGACCCCATGATGAAACCGGAGCCCGACGCCTCCGATATGGGGGCCTTCGATATCAGCCACCGACACTTTGACGAGGGCGGGATGCGCCTGCTGCTCCCCCACCTTCCTGAGCGGAGCTACGCGAGCCCACACCTTGAAAAGCGGATAGCCATTCTGATTAAGACCGGCTCGGCGAAAGCCCCCGAAGATCTGCCGACCTTTATTAAGTGGGCGGCCGACGATCGCAAAAAAGAGAGGAAGCCGCTCGGCATTCTTCCCGTGATGATGGCAGCGGCCGGCGCTTACGCAGCCCTTTCAAAAAAGGCACCGGAGGGGAGTCTTAAAGGAATCGATAAGCTGCTACAATCTAATGCAGGTTTAGGCCTTGCGACTGCACTAGGCATTGGACTTCTCAGCGTGTTTCATAGTACCTTCGACCCTAAAGTTAAGGGACAATTTAACACTGGCGACTACACGAACCCTGATGCCAACGACATTCATTCTCGGATCAACGATCTGAAGGAAAAGCCGTATCTGAAGCTGGGCGGGGCGATACAAAACCTCGGCGCAGCCGGTAGGCGGCTCTTTTTAGGCATCCCAGCAGCCTACATGGCTTCAGGAGTTCTGCAGAAGCATCACGACATAAACCCCTATGACGAGGAAGGCCGAATCAAGCAATTCGTTCGGCAAAATCCCGACGTTGTAAGCGGTGGTCTGATTGCGGACGCAATGCTGTCAGCCAGGGGCGGTGGAACACACCGTTTTCTCAAGCGGATCGGAGGTGGCATCGCAAAGGCCGCCGAAGAAGGCGCGGGAAAGGACGCCGCTCCAGAAAAGACAGCTTTTGTTCAGGACATGGCGAGCAACGCCCTTATCTGGCCTTTGGCCATGGGCAAGGCTAACCTTCCTGGGCGAATCGTCGGTGGGCTTTTTGATCAGAGCGTGCTCGAAGCCACGAGCAGACTTATGAAGAAAAAGCCTGAGCGCAATTGATCCGGTAGCAATCAGACTAACCTTTGGAGGAAACCATGGCTACACTTCAGGAACTGCTCTCTTCGTCGTTCGGTGAAACCAAAACTGCAGCAGCCAAGGGCCAGGAGGATGGTGACGAGCTGACCAAGCTCGCCAGCGAACTCGGCCTCGATGGCTTCTTCGGCAAGCAGGCCGAAGAGGATGAGAAAGAGGAAAAGGACGAGGAGAAGGAAGACGACAAGGACGACGACAAAGAGGAAGAAAAATCCGCTGGCGTGAGCCTCGACGGCCTCTACTCGACGCTCTTCCCCGAAGACGGTGACATCACTGTCAAGACAGCTGAAGAAGAGAAAAACGCTGCCGAGGAAGCTCTCGGTGCACGCGCGTATGATCACTACGCCTCCCAGTGGGATCGCCGCATGGAAAAACTTGCGTCCGACACACTCACAGGTGGCGCGACCATCAGCGCTTCGACTGCAGCACACCACGACGGCCCTGTGCAAAAGGATGTGACCCCTCCTCAGTCGCAGGCCAATAACAAACCAGCCGACGCCTCCTCGCCAGTCAACACCAAGTCGACAAGCGTTCAGGATGAAGTGAAGGCGAAAAACAGCGCCGAGACTGTTGGTCATTTCGAGCAGAAGCATGCATCAGCCCTTGCGCTGACCAAGCACCTGCTCCTGGCTCAACTCGAAGGCTAAGCCTTGCAAAAAGCAGCATGAGCCGGTTCACGTAACGCTTTCAATAAAATCAAAAGGAGACTTTGATATGCGTATGGAAGATTTGACCGCAGAGCAGCAAAAGCTTTTGAAAACAGACTTTGGCGCTGACCTTGAAAAAGTCGCTGCCGCTCAGGCGAAAGTGGCCAAGGATATGTACGCCAAGGGTCAGGAAATCGCACTCAACATCGCCGATGAGATGGACAAGCAGGCAGCCGAGAAGGTGGCGTCCTCGGATCATCAGCTCGACGACCCTGAGATGGAAAAGCAGGCTGCAGAAATGGGCCGTTTCATTGAGCGGGGCCAGTTCGATGGTCTGCGCAAGCTCGGCTCCGAGCGTCACGGCAACGAGTGGCACTACATCTATCCCTTTGTGGAAGAGAAAGTTGCCAACGCTGCCGCCAAGGGCGCTCTGAACAAGTTCCGCAGCTTTATGACGTCAAAGGCCAAGCAGGTTGGCAAAAACGTCACTCAGGCTGTGAAGAAAAACCCGGGCAAGGCTCTTGGAGCTGCTGCCGGGACAGGTGCAGCGGCCGGCGCGGCTGGCGGCTACATGGCTGGCAAAAAGTGATCTGATGCCGGGGACCTCCCCGGCATTTATCTTCAGGAGACTCGGCCGTGGTTAGACCCCTATCTGACTTGATAAAAGACGCCGACGAAATCATCTTCGGCCGGCACCAAGGCGAGGAAAAGACCGCTGAAAGATCGGAGCCGGCGATCGCCGAAGACGACGTTTTCAAGCTGGCTGAACTCATTCGCAAGGGGCCCGAACAGCCCGACGCGACCGAAAAGCGGGCAAGCGAAGACGATGCGCTGGTCTTTTCAATGCGTGAGAAGGTGGCCCACGCCGTTGCGCTGGTCGATACTCTTCTCAATCTGCCCGTCCTCGAAAAGGTCGCGGCCTTTGAAGATCAGGCGCGAGCAGCCGGCTACTCTGATAAGGAGATCGCCGCCCAGCTCGAAAAAACTGCGGGGCTCAAGTTCCGCTCTGTCCTTAGCGATATGCCGTGGTTTCAAAAAGAGAGCTGAAACGTGAAAAACGACTTTTCGCAATTCTCGAAGGAAGCCTTTTTAAGAGGGTTCATCCGACGGCTGAAAGGCCAGGCAGGCAGCGCGCTGCGAGCCGGCAAGTCTGGATCCCGCTCAAAGTCTCTCGATAAAGTTCCGAAGAGTTTTGCCAAGTCTGTCGATACGAAAGATGCTCGAAGAGCCTGGCAGGGCTACAGGACTCAGGCCGAACGGGGCGGAGGCGGGGCGGAATCGCTCCTTCTCTACCCGGCCCAGCTCGCAGCAGAAAAAGTCCTCGGTCGACAAAGGGTGCGCGACGCTCTTTGGAAACGGGTGGCTGGCCCTGCGCTCGCCGCGGATACCGCCGTAGGCAACGTCCTCGCCAAGACCCCTCTGGTCGGCAAACGCCTCTTCCGGGTGAAGGAAACAATCCCGTGGCGAGGCAAGCTGAAGAGGGAAGTTGAAAGGTCTTCCGCCCTCGGCCCGCTTGTAAAGGCAAGAGATATTGCGGAGCCCATCATTGTAGGTGTAGGCTTGGAGAAAGGCATGAAGCATCTGACGAAAAGCACTTCGCAAACGCACGAATCCTCCACGCAGGACCAAAAACTGCGTGAAAAAGTGGCTTCTGTGATGCTCCAACTTCATAAGAAGAACAGGGAGCATGAGAAGCGGGCACACGCCGAACGCGTCTTCTGGAAACAGGTGGAACGCGGCATCGAGCAGCCGCCCGAGTCGTATAGCGAACTCCAAAGCAAATTGGCGTCGCTCGTAACTGAGGATTTGAATGTGCTGGAGAAAGCTGTGGAGTTGGCAGGTGGAACGATGAAGCTTGGAGAGCTGGATGGATCATCCCGCGATGCTGAGCAGGGTCTCTCGCCTAGTGAAAAATTCCAGGCTGACCTCCTCGATTGAGCGAACACCTTTTTTGGAGGAATGCTGAATGGTAGTAGCCATCTCGGAAGCCCGCGTGGCGCCCATCACCGAAGATCTCACGACTGAAGAGCTTCGGCTGTCGGTGACCAAAGGCCTCGAAACCATGTTCCGCATCGATGTGCCCCTTGCCACCGGCGCTGCGCTGGGTCTTGGCGAGTGGGCCGTGGTAAACGCGGACGGGAAAGCGGAGCGCGCAGGTGCAGTCCCCGTGGGACAAACCTATCTCGTTTTCGCAGGAACTGACCGCTTTGATGTGAAGGCGACTGGAAAAGTCACCCTCATCAAAAGCTGGCCGATCCAGGCAAAGTCGAATCGCTATGACGATACCCAGTCGTATGCGCCTGGTGATCTTCTCACAGTGAAGGACCTTGGCGGCGGCGAGAGCGTACCGACCAAGGCGGCTTCGGGTGAAGCGGCACTGGCCCGTGTTGTCACAGTTGGCAACGGCTGGCTGGAATACGAAACCCTGGGCGGAGCCTCACTCGCTCCCTAACGGAGCGTAAGAAGGCTTTCCATCAACTCACTTTTGAGACATCAAGGAGATTCAGATGTACGAAGGACTTGACGCCCAGACGTTCAACAACCTCTTCATTGAGAAGCTGGACACAGTCGAGGGCTTGCAGAAAACCGCTGCCGCAGGTGCAGCGTTCATTCGCGCCAAAATTCGTGAAATTGGTTTCGCCCGCCGGATCCTTCCGCCAGAGTCAGTGACTCGCGCGGATCTGACCCGCTCAACGGATCACGACACGCTGATCAAAATCATCGACATCGAGCACGATTCGGCTGCGATGGCGGTGAACTTCGTGGGTACAGCGCCCGAGCGCTATATCCAAGGTAAACGTTACGCGATTCCCTTCTACAAGATCGAATCCGAAAAATTCGTGAAGTCCGAAGGCGAACTGCTGGCCTACGATTACCCCATCACAAAAGTGATCGAAGAAAACTCGATCAAAGACATCCAGAAGGTCGAGGACTTCAAGTTCCTGGAGCACGCGGAATCCGCGATCTCCATCACTGGAAAGCGCCTCGTGTCCCCTGCCACTCAGGTGGATCGTAAAGAGATGAACAGTCTCTTTAAGATGATCGACTTCGATCAGTTGACCGTTGGCTGCGCGCTGATGAACACCGTCGACTACGATGATTATATGATCCAGCCCGCGACCGAAATCGGCTCGCCGCTGGCCTCGGAAATCACCGTGGACGGCTACAAGTACGAGTCGATCCTGAAGCGTCGCCTTGTTGTAACAAACAAGCACGACCTTCTCCTTCCAGGTGAAGTGTGGGCCTTTACCGAGCCCGCCTACCTCGGAAACTTCTTCATTCTGAACGACGTCAAGTTCTGGATCAAGAAAGAGGCCGATCTCGTCGTCTGGAAGACCTGGGAGTATATCGCCCAAGGCTTTGGTAACATCAAGTCGATTGCAAAAATCGAGATGGATGTTCCGAATCCGATCCCGGTTGGCGGGACGATCTAAGATCGTAAGTTTCCAAAGACTGCCAGGTGGAAACGCCTGGCAGTTTTAACATTAGCGAGGAATGCACCATGCGGCAAAAGTATCAAGTAAGAAACATCACCCGGAAACCTAAGCCCCTCCAGGGACCCGACACAAGAACCGTTATCGAAAAGCGCGGTCACTACGTATCCTACCGCAACGCGCAGGATAAGGTGATCATGCTAAGACCAGACGAAGTGAAGATCATCAACGAGCCCACAGAGGATATCCTGACGCTCGTGTCTCAAGGTTACCTCTCGTGCGCACCGATGCGCGACATCACCGACGCTCTTCATAATCACAAGGCCCAGCCGCGGAAAAAGAAAGGCGATCACGAAGCCGAAGTCGCGGCTGAGATCGAAACAGCAGCTGCCATGGGACAAAGAGCCCGGCAAGCTCGCGCCTCAATGATGGGCGAGACCAAAAATGAGAAGGGTGTGACCGAACTTGAGGGGGCAGTAAACCCCGACGGCGCGAACAACTTCACCGTAACGGCCAATCGCAACTCGATCCCTAAACGTCAACGCCAACGCTAAGAGGCGACCATGCCTGCAGGCACCAAGCAGTCGCTGACAGAGACCGAGCGCATGGAAAAGGCGGTCAAGTACCTGCGTCTTTTCATGATGGATACGCCCGAGCTGAACCGTTTGATTCTGAAGTACGAGTCAAACGACGAGATGCTCAGGTTTGCGATCGAGATGGCAATCTCTGACTGGAACGCGACATCTCCACTTATTGGCAGCAAGACCATCGGAAACTATCCGAGTCTTTATTTGCTCATGCACGGTGCTGCGATTCAGCTTCTGAAATCTCAGGGGCTTCGGCAGGCACGAAATGAGCTTAACTATTCGGCGGGTGGCTCCAGCTTCGTTCGATCCAACAAGTCGAACTACTACATGAGCTGGATGGTAAACTTCGCCAACGAGTATGAAACCAAAAAGCGGAATATCAAGATCCAGCAGAACATCGAGCGCGGCTGGGGTGGCGTTAACTCTGAATACGATTGGATTGGCTATGCCTGGTAA